AATGGCTGGTACACTCGCAGCGGATACTCTGACCCATTCAACCGCAGGGTCTATTGGTACAAACTATGTAGTGGAAGGTTCATGTAAATCATGGATTTACTTTGAACAATCAGGAACACATGAGGCTTATGATAGTTTTAATATTGCATCAATTACAGATGCGGGAACAGGAAGGTCTTATCCAATAACTTTTACAACTAGTTTAGGTAATGCAAATTATAGCGGCACAATTTTTCAAAGTGGTTCTGCTACAGTAAATGATTATTTGTATTTTGGTAATCAATATACTGGAAGTTTTGGTAGCAAAACATCTTCTCAGTATGGTGTTAGAGGTTATGCAGGGACTGACCAAGATGTAGGTGATTTTCATGTTGTAATTCAAGGAGATCTAGCTTAATGGAAACACCTGATTTTAAAAATATGCATCTTTGGGATAGACTGTGTTGGGCAAAACAAAATTTAAATAAATATCAATCAAGCTATCGTGTTGTTTATGAAGACAGCGTAGACGAGTGTGCTAAGGTACTTGTGCCTGATGCTAACTGGATGGCTTGTGCATTGCAGGGTGGTATCTTGCCGCCAGTATGGGTCTACTGGGAACTAGCCAAAGACGAAGCACAGCCAGACTTTGAAAAGCATACTCGTGGTTATCTATTGCACAACACAGAACCTGTTGCAGCGATGACTGAAGAAGAAGCAATAGAGTATCTAATTCAAAAAGACATACCACAATCTGTTTGGCAGTCGTGGGATGAGGGCAACCGCCCGAAAATGGTAATCTGCAAAAAAGAGCAGTTACCGAAAACAAGAGAGTGGAGAAACGCTTGGCGTATCTCTGATGAACTAGCCGCATGATAGGAGACTAAACGTGGTTGATACATACATTATCGATAAAGACGGTAATCAGGCTAATGCGTCAGAAGTTACCGTTCCAGCAAACAGAGACTTCCGTGGCGCATGGTTACTGTCAGGCAAAGTAATCAGTGAAGACTTGGACAAAGCCAAAGAGATATTCAAGGACAAAATCCGTGAAGTGCGTCAGCCTTTGCTTGAAGCAGAAGACGTGGTTTTCATGAGGGCTATCGAGGCTGGCGATAGTTCAGCACAAACCGCTTCTGCTGAAAAGAAAAAGAGCTTGCGGGATGCGCCAGCAGCATCAGCTATCGACAGTGCCACAACAATAGCAAAGCTCAAGGCGGCTTGGGATACGAGCTTGCTTGGCGATAGTCCTTATTCATAAAGGGGTAAGAAAATTCTTGCGGAACTCGCTGCTGCAAATGCGGCCTTTCAAATTATTAAAAAGGCTGTCCAAAACACTGGAGATTTGGCTAAAGCAGGGCGCGCGATTTCAGATTTTGTAATAGCAAAAGAGGAGCTGCAGCGTAAAGGTAATAAAAAGAAAAAGGCTGGCGTTCGATCATCCGATTTGGAAGAGTTTATGGCGCTTGAAAAGATAAGGCAGCACGAAGAAGAGTTAAAACGATTTATGATTTACTGCGGTAGGCCGGGACTCTGGCACGATTGGCAAAAGTTTCAAGCTCAAGCCAGGAAAGAAAGAAGAGTGCAAGAGGAACTTGCCAAGCGCAGAAGAGCGGAGTTAGCAGAGGTTATAGGGTTGGGTGCGGCTGGTTTACTTGTAGCGACAATGGTCGTGGGACTTATCGGATGGGTCTTGTGGTTAAAGGGGTGGTTTGAATGAGTAGCTGGTTTGAAAAATATATGCGGTTCAATCTCACAGGCCGGCTTGTGATGATAGCTTGTGTCGCCATGAGTTGGAGATCAGCCGAATGGTTTATGTCTTTGGAGTCCCCTACCACACAGCAGAGCGCATACATCTCGGTCATCATGGGAATTATGTCCGGGATTTATGGCATATATATTTCAAAAGAGAGCAAAGGAGATAAGTAATGCCGAAACATTATGGCAAGAAAAAACCTAGAAGGCTTTTGACTTTAGCAGCTATGTATGGCGATAAAGAAAAAATTACTCGCGGAGATATCATCATGGCTGCAAAGAAAAAATCAAAGAAGAAAGGCATGGCATGATAAATGCTCTCCTTGGCCCTCTGGCATCATTGGCATCTTCTGTCATCGAGGGACAAATATCCAAGTCCAAAGCGAAGGCAACCCTGGCGCAAACAGAAGCTGAAGCCAAAGCAGAAGTAATGAAGACGGCAGCCACCCACGATTCCAAGTGGGAGTTGATTATGGCTGAGTCTACAAAATCTAGTCTACGTGACGAAATCGTAACTGTGGTTGTGCTGATTCCCGTAATTTTAGTTTTCATACCAGGCATGGAACAGGTAGTGAAGAATGGCTTTGACCGTCTTAACGAGCTGCCAGAATGGTATCAGTACCTAGTCTTTCTTGTATGCTCTGCGGCGCTAGGAATCAAAGGCGTAGACAAGTTTAGGAAAAAGTGATGCGCAGATTTAAAACAGTGCCCAAAGAAAAAGAAAGCGGCTTGCCCAAAAAATATGTCAGCGGCAGCAAGAACAAGGCAGCGACCAGGGCAGAGATTAAACGCACTCGCCGCCGGTACAAGAAGGGGCTGCTCAGTCCGGCAGAGATGGACCGTATCAGCAAACAGAGGAGCAAAACCTGATGGCAGCACCAGAAAAATATAAGAAGGCTCTCGGCGCATCCAGGGCGGAGAAGATTTACAAGCGCGGCCTGGGTGCATACTATTCATCCGGCAGCCGTCCCGGAATGTCAGCTCATGCCTGGGCGGTGGCCCGGCTGAAGGCCCACGTAAAGGGCAAAGCAACCGTGAAGAAAGCAGACGCAGATTTATTTAGGAAAGGATAGTGTCATGCCTATGGGTAAAGGAACTTACGGAAAGAAAGTTGGCCGGCCATCTAAAGAAGATAAGATGGACCCGAAGATGAAGCGCCTGGCCATGCTGAAAATGAAAAAGGCCAAAAAGAAAGCATGAAGCTAACGCCTCATTTTAGCCTTGAGGAAATGGTCAAGAGTCAGACGGCTGCACGCAAAGGCATACCTAACGTGCCGACAGAGGCTCACATCAAGGCGATGGAAAAGCTGTGCTTGAATATCCTAGAGCCTGTACGGATACAGTACGAAATACCGTTCAGCCCCAGCAGCGGCTACCGCAGCGGGGAGTTGTGCGTTGCCATTGGCAGCAGCGTCAACAGTCAGCACGCAAAAGGTCAGGCAGTAGATTTTGAAGTGCCCGGTGTAAACAATCTAGAGGTAGCCGGCTGGATTGCAGCCAACCTGGATTTTGACCAGCTGATCCTGGAGCATTACGAAGGCGGCAACACTGGCTGGATACATTGCAGTTACAAAGGCCAGGGCAACCGCAAGGAAGTCCTGACCTTTGACCGTAAGAATAAATATCGTAAGGGGCTGGTTGCCTAGTCCAGCAGGACCAGAGCGTTCTTCATTCCCTTGCCGCGCATTACCCAGCCCCGGCGTTCGAGTGCAGCCAGGTGCTTTGCTACGTTTGATTGACTGATATTGAAGTGCGCAGCCATCTCTGTCTGTGTCGGTGTTGTGCCGTGGGCCTGTTGATATACCGACAGATAATCAAACATCTCCCTCTGACGTTCTGTAAGATTGTATTTAATTTGTTCCATTTAACTTTGCTCCTAAAATTCTCAGCTGCTTGCGGTACTCATCGGCGACTATCTGCTTCACATCTTCTGGCATATTGTCGATGCCGTCCTGGTTCGCTTCCTTCAGCTGCTTGAGTAAAGACATCCGGTCCCGCTCGTTTATTGGGTTGCCTTCCTTGTCCCGCTCCGCTAGTGCAGCAGTGCAAAACACTTGCATCAGACCGTTGCCAAATTTGTCCGGGTCCGTTGTCGGCTCATCAATCTGCTTACCGCTACGTCCGATTAGATGATAAAGATACGTTTCCTGGTCCTCTGGTGGCTCTACAGCGTCCTCGATGACTTCCCCGGTGTCTACCACCACAGTCTCCTGCTCCTCGCTCTCTGGCGCCTTTATATCGTCCAGCTGGTTTTTGGGTGGTTCCGGTGTGATGTTCTTTGGCTTGGTCGGGATATCTTCTGCTTCTTCACGAGTGATGATCCCCTTCAGTGCATCCGGGAAAGCATCACGCAGCGCAAATCCCCTGGCTCTCTGGGCCAGCATCCGCTCCGGGTACTGTGTCCAGGGGCCTTGTTTGCCCCACAGCTTGGCTGTCTTGGCGTTTGCAACAGAGAAATAGCGGGTAGTTTCCTCTATCATCTCCCCATGCGCGCGCTTGACGGTGCAGACGGCCCGCATTTTGTCGCCTTCCCCTTCAATCTTTTCATTCACTCCCTTGCAGTCCGGGTGTGATCTGACCAGGGCAAGCGCAGCATCTCCCCAGATGCTAGGCTTTCCGTTGATGACGGCAATATTCTGCAGAGCTTGCATCGGCTGCAGCCCTACCTCAAAGCCCCACTGCATGGCAACCAGGCAGTCCTGTGGCTTGCCTTTGAAGTTGGACGGGACCATACCGGACTGCGCCAGCATCTTGGCGAAGTCCATTGCCTCAGTCATATTCTGAGGCGTTAGCGTTATACTTTTCGACATTACTTTATCCTCCAGACACGATAACCATTTTCTACTCTGCGGCTGCACGCCTGGCCGCCGGCTCTACGAATAGCAGAGAACAGGCCGCTCTTTTGTGTGCCGGTTGGCAGCACTACGCTATCATTTTTTTTCATCATAGCAGCCAGCTGCTGCCACTTGCCGCCGCCCTTGCCGCGCTTTGGGCAGGGCACGTTTTTTTCAATCTTATATTCAGCCATCGTTTTGCTCCTTAATCGTGATGGTTTTTTGTCTGACAGATTTTGCCTCTGTCCCTGGCTTGATGACGTGGCTGCACGATGGGCAGCACTCCGCCGGTTTCGCTTTGTAGTTTCTGGTTGGCCAGCTGACATGGTAGAGAGTGTTGCCGGCGATGATCCTGCCTCGACTGTTGTTGCCGAGGGCTGCCATGATTGTGGCTTGTGTTTCTGCTTTGATGTCTTCTGCGTTTTTGATTGCGTCTGTCGCCGCCTGGTAATTTCGTACAGCTTCTGCAAGGTCTGCATCTAACTCTATCTCCTCTTCTGTTTCTTTTGGTGCTGGATGCAGCTTGGCTGCTTCCTCTGGTGAACGTGGCTCCGGCCAGGTGTTTGCTGCCATGTGCTTTTCAAAGTCATTAACAGCTGACTTGATTGCCGATTGCGTCTGAGAGTGTGACGGGTAAATGTGCGCGGTGATGCGGCGCCCGGCGTAGTTCGTAAAAATGATGCCGGTGTGTGCGCCGTGACACATCATGCCAGCCTGGACCTGTATCGGCCCCCGGTACAGTGGCGGGTCATTCTCGCGCTGCGGCGTGGTGGTGAACTTTGCCTCCAAAACAATCTTGCCGCTGACCTCCAGCTGCCCGCTCCTGCTCATCACATAAATGCCGGCAGCCTCGTCTGTTTTGAACGTGACTGACTCATCATCCGGGATGCTGTGCAGCCCGTCATCAGAATAGTACAGCTCCATCAGCGGGTGTTTCTTTGCCTCTGTGTGGCTGTGTGTTGCTATCTGGTCCGGGTCCAGGCCGACCAGGCGGCAGCCGCGCTGCAGCGTGACATCCTCTGTCGCGTCCCCCATGTCAACTTGCAAGCTGTCCAGCTCTGGCCGGGGCTTCCCTTCCAGGCTTTCGCGGGCACGCAGCAAAACATCGTATGCGTCCTGCCAGGGGCTGTGCCCCATGTACGCTGCCAGCTGGCTGCCAGATAAATGATTGTCTGGTGATAGTTTAGCCATTGAGCAGCTCCTCTCGTGTGGGATAAGGTGTAGCATAGTACACTTTCATCAGCTCCTCTCCTGCTTCTGTGATCTGCCAAATTATTTCCCGGCGTTTTCTGACGTTCAACTTTCTGTCCCCGCTGTCCTGGACCAGACCGTACCGGGCCAGCTCAGTGATGCGAGGCTTCACGCTGTACAGCCATTCATCCAGGCCGGCTGCCACCTCTTCCCCGGTGGCTGCTCCGTACTGTGACAGATAGCGCAGTGTCTTGAGACGCAGCCCGGTGACACGCGGCGCCACCTTCTCAGCTGCTTCAACCTCAGTGTCCGGTGCGTCCCGGTGGTGCATCGTTTTGATATCAACTTTCATTTGGTCGTCCTCTTTTACAAATATCACCCTGTTGCGTTCGCCTTGCCAGCCGGCCATCGGGTGCTTTGTCCAGCCGGCTGGTGTTGGTTCATGTGCTTTGCCATACCGGCAAATCATTATCTATGCTCCCATACAAAAAGTTGATTCTGAACGTCATCAAACTTTTCTGGTTCAGACTCGAAAATGTCCGTCTCTCCTGCTTGGACTATCTCTTCAAATAGGTCTGTGAGTTTAGCAGGAATGTAAGCCGTCTGTGACCCGTCCTTATTGATTACAACTCTAATTGGTTTCATCGCCATTATTCTCCCCTTGCTTCATCAAGATAATCATCCAATTCCTCAAAGGATGAAACAGCACTTTCTAAAGCTGTGACACATTCCTGCATCTGCTCACCTCGCTCTGAGTATTGCAGGCTTTCTGGGAGGTTTTGATATGCTTCCTCTTCTGCCTCATACACTTCCTCAATGATGGCTTTAGCATCAGCAACCTTTGCCATTGCCTCGTCAATTTTAGTGCGCCGTTGTTTATTCATTTGCTCCCCCTTTATGTTGTTTTTCTGAACCGCCCACCGCGCATAACCAAATGCGTTTCGTAACGAGCATGGTATGGAACCCAGCGATATGTCGCGTACTTTTTTTTGCCTTTGAAGATTTCCACAACACAGCCCTTGAAGGGGCCATCACCGAACTTCCAATCCCTGTCTACCTTGTGTTTACGAATGTATCTTTGGGCCTCTGCCTGGGCCTCGCTGATCTTTGGGTAAGTCTCTGTGATGTAAATATCATCACCAATAAAATTAAACACTTTAGCTGTAAACACTACCATTCTCCTTGTGCTGTTTCGTATGGGATAAACAGGCAGTCCAGTGTCTCCCAGGTTCCGTCCTGGTAGTACACTATCTGCCCGCAGCCTATCATAAGATTGATGAAGGCCAGCCCGAACACCAGGCTGACCAACACAATGAAAGCTGCTGCAAACAACTTGCTCACCATTACCAGGCTCCATCGCCGTTGAACACGCCGACATCAAAGAGCTTGCCCCGCAGCTTATCGTCTCCCCGGAACAAGTGCAGCGCATCCTTGCCGCCCACATCGACACCCCGCTTAGCCAACTCCGCCCGGTATGTCTCGGCTGCCTCCAGGTTCATCGCCCCTTTGGTGTGCCCGATGCAAGTCGTAGTCGTGAAAGCGTTGGCCATCCACTGGTAAAGTGTGTCGGTATCCGCTTTCGCGATTTCGGTTTTGTCATATACAGTCATGCTGCACCTCCTGTTGCTAGTGGTTCTGCTTCCTTACATTTGATGATGTCTTCACGCTGGAAGCCACAGTAGTAAGTCAGCTTGAATATCGCATCCCAGTAGCTGGCTGCGAAGATGTGTCCGGGCTGTGCCTTGCCCTGGTACATCACCTCGATGTTGAACTTTTTGTCTGTCACGCTGCCCTCCTAGTTTATGCCAGTGATAACAGTCTTGCCTCTGTAGGTGGCCGTCTCTACTTTGATGTTGGTCATGCCGTAGTGGACCTTGTAGGCGTCCATGATGTTGGCCTTTGTCTTCAATGTAGTGTGGCCGTTCAAAGTGATTTCGTAGACCGGGTTGCCGGCTGCAGTGTTCTTGCACCGCTTGATGTCAGTCACTTTGTAAATCGTGTTTGGGCAAATGTTTGTCATATCAACTCCTCCTTACACCCTTTATATGGGCATCCTATCACCGTTTGTCAACTCCCCAGTAAATAATTGTTTTACCTACTACCTTTGTTTTGTAGTCAGGATTGTTGAAAAACCGGTCTATCCAATATTTTT